ACATTAATGGTAAATGGACTGCTTGCTAAGCAGTTGTCTTAATAGGCATATAGGTTCGAGTCCTATACTCTCCGCCAAACATAATATTAAATATTCATTGGAGGTGAAGTAGCATTGAAATTAAATGCAAGGCAAAAGGCTTTTTGTGAATATTATGTAGCTAGTGGAAATGCTACTGAAGCTGCAATAAAAGCTGGATATAAAGAAAAGAATGCTAGAAAAGTTGGTAGTGAAAACTTGACAAAAACGGACATAAAAGCCTATGTTAAAGAATTAATGGATAAAGCTGAATCTGAAAGAATAGCATCTGCAGAAGAAGTTTTACAAAACTTAACTGCAATGATGAGAGGAGAAATACAAGAAGAAGTTGTAGTAGTTGAAGGAGAAGGAGATGGTGTTTCTTCTGCAAGAATAATAAAAAAACAAGTATCGGCTAAAGAAAGAATAAAAGCAGCAGAACTCTTAGGAAAAAGACATGCTTTATTCACAGATAAAACTAAACTTGAAGGAACTTTACCTGTTATGATTGTTGGAGAAGATGATTTAGATGAGTAAATTTATAAAAATAAATTTACCTCAAATTGTAGGAAAAGGCTATAAATCATTTTGGAACTTCAAGGGTAGATATAAAGTAGTTAAAGGATCGAGAGCATCAAAAAAGAGCAAGACAACAGCTCTATGGATAATCTATAACATGATGAAATATAAAAATGCTAATACTCTTGTTGTAAGAAAAGTATTTAGAACATTGAAAGATAGTTGCTATTCGGATTTAAGATGGGCTATAAACAGATTTCAAGTTCAAGACTACTGGGAGTTTAAAGAAAGCCCACTTGAAATAACCTATAAACCGACGGGACAAAAGATTTTATTTAGAGGTTTTGATGATCCATTAAAAATTACATCAATTTCAGTTTCGGTAGGTAGTTTGTGTTGGTGTTGGATAGAAGAAGCATATGAATTAACAGATGAAACAGCTTTTAATATGTTAGATGAAAGTATTAGAGGTATTGTAGAAGAACCATTATTTAAACAAATTATCATATCGTTCAACCCTTGGAATGAAAGACACTGGTTAAAATCTAGATTCTTTGATAAAGTTGATGATAATATATTAGCACTTACAACTAATTATCAATGTAATGAGTGGTTAGATGATGCTGATAAGAAATTATTTGAAGATATGAAAAAAAATAACCCACGTAGATATCAAGTTGCTGGACTTGGTAACTGGGGAATAGTAGATGGACTTGTTTACGAAAATTGGCAAGAATTAGAGTTTGATTGGAGAGAAATATTAAATAAAAGACAAAAAGCAAAAGCAGTATTTGGGCTAGATTTTGGATATACTAATGACCCTGCTGCTTTTTTTTGTGGAATATTAGACCAGGAGCAAAAAGAAATTTATGCTTTTGATGAAATATACCAAAAAGGAATGCAGAATACCGCTATTTACAGCAATATAGAAAAATTAGGTTTTAAAAAAGAAATCATAGTTGCTGATAGTGCTGAGCCAAAAAGTATAGACCATTTGAAAGGTTTAGGACTTTATAGAATAAAAGCATCTAAAAAAGGAAAAGATAGCATTAATGCTGGAATACAATTTATTCAAGACTTTAAAATTTTTATACATCCTAGATGTGTGAATTTTTTAACAGAGATTTCAAATTATGCTTGGGATAAAGATAAGTTTGGAAAAGCAGTAAACAAACCTATTGATGACTTTAACCATTTGATGGATGCTATGAGATATGCACTGGAAGATTATATGAGAAATAATTCTGTAAGAACAATAGATAGAAATAGCTTAGGAATAAGATAAGAGAGGAGGATTAATGACTGTAGAAGATTTAAAAGAAGCACTGGAGGCATTTATAAAAAATGAATTGCCAGAATTACAAAAAATGGAAGATTATTATAGTGGAAAACATAATATTTTAAATAAGAAAGATAGAAGTGATAAGAAAAAAGATACTAAGTTAATTAATAATTATCCTGAATATATTACAACTATTGCAACAGCCTATTTCTTAGGAAAACCTATTGCTTATACTTTACAAGATGATAAATTAAAAAAAGATTTTGAAAAATTATCTGAATACTTAGCAACAGAAGAAGAGCAACAAGAAAACTTTGAGCATTCTCAAAATTGTAGTATTTTTGGTAAATCTTATGAACTCTGGTATAAGAATTTGGATAATACCATTGGAAATGTAGTTGTAGATCCTCGTGATTGCTTTATATTAAGAGATAATACAGTAAAGAAAGATATAACCGCTGCTGTAAGATGGGATAAAACTAAAAATAAAGAAGATAAATGGGTTTATACATTAGAAGTTTATGATAGTAGAAGTGTTACTACTTATGAATTTTTATCTGACACAGATAAAAAAGAAGTTCCAACTGCAACAGGAGAAACTAAACTACACGGATTTAACCAAGTCCCAATTATTGAGTTCTTAAACAATAAAAGGGGTAATGGAGATTTTAAAAATGTAATTTCTTTGATAGATGGTTATAACGAAGCTACTTCAACTGCTATTGATGATATGAAAGATTTTACAGATGCATACTTAGTTTTGGTTAATATGGGTGGAACTACTGATGAAGAACTAGAAAGAATGAATAAAAATAAAGTTATGCTTATTAATGAGCAAGGTGATGCTAAATGGCTTGTTAAACAAGTTAATGATAACTATGCTCAAAACAATAAAAATAGATTGAACCAAGACATTCATAAGTTTTCTATGATACCAGACATGCAAGACAAAGAGTTTTCTGGAAATAGTTCAGGGGTTGCACTTGGATATAAGTTATTAGCACTAGAACAATTAGCAGCACAAAAGGAAATGTATTTTAAAAAGGCGATTAATCAAAGATTACAACTTATGATAGATTTTCATAGCTTAAAAATAAAATCTACTGATATTCAAAAAGTCTTTACTAGAAATGTTCCAAAGAACTTAGTTGAAGCCGCAGATACAGCTCAAAAGTTACAAGGAATAGTATCACATGAAACTATTTTATCTACATTGCCTTTCATAGAAGATGCAAAAGGAGAGTTAGAAAAAATAAAAGCTGAAGAAGATATTAATGCAATGAAGGATATGAATACTCCATTTGGAGTTGGTGCTGATGGCAAAGAATAGAGCATATTGGGAAGAAAGACAAATTAAAAGAGAAGCTAAGGCATTTACTACAATACAGGATATTGAAAAAGAGTATAAGATTGCACTTGAAAAAGCCAAGCAGGATATAAATAAAGAGATTTCTAGAATAACTACAACTTATATGAATGATAATATTCTAAATTATAATGAAGCTTTAAAACTTTTGAAAGGTGATGATTATAAGGTTTGGAAAAAAGATTTACATGACTATATGAAAGAATATAAGAATCTTTTAAAAAATTCACCTTTAGATGCACAGAAATTATATTTAGAAATTGAAACGTTATCTGCTAAAAGTCGTATAAGTAGATTGGATAGTCTTAAATCACAAATAGACATGGAATTAACAAAGTTAATGTTCAGAGTTGAGAACGATAGTATTAATGCGTTAACATCGGTTTATAAAGATACTTTCATAGAAGTAACAAAAGATTTAGGCATTAATCCTGTTGTTAGTAGAGATAAAATAAAAGCTGTTTTAGATAGACCTTGGAGTGGTGCTAATTTCTCTGAAAGATTATGGAGTAATACTGATAAATTAGCTCAAACAGTAAAGCAAGAAATAGTTAATGGCATGATACAAGGTATTAATCTGAAAACTATGACTAAAAGAGTTTCTGAAAGATTCGAAACAGCTAAAAAGAATGATGTCGAAAGACTTCTAAGAACTGAAGTTAATTATACTTTAAATCAAGCTACCTTAGATGGATATAAAGAAGCTGGGATAGAAAAATACGAGTTCAGTGCTACATTAGACAATAGAACAAGTCAAATATGCTCTGAACTTCATGGAAATATTTTTGAAATAAAAAATATAGCTGTTGGTTTGAATTATCCGCCAATGCACCCAAGATGCAGAAGTACGACTATTCCTATCATTGATTATGATAAGTTAATAAAAGAAGGTAAAGAAGAACTTGAAAAGAATAATTATACTTTGGATGATGATATCAAAGAACCATTGACAAATGATGAAAATAATAGTGTAACTGAATTTAAAAAAGCTAAAACTATTGAAGAAGCAGAAAATTATGCTAAAAATATATTAGGTTTATCAGCAACAAATTATTCAAACATGCATGTCGATGTTGCTAACACTATTAATTTTGAGATAACTAAATTATATGATGTTTTTAAAGGAATAGATAAATCAGGTTGTTTAAAAGGATTCACTGTTGTAAAATCCAAAGATCTACCTTCAGGGTCTCTTGCTGGCTACTGCCCTTCTATAGGTACTATAAGAATCAAAAATGTTAGTTACAAAACATCATTAAAAAGAATGGAAGAAAAAGTCATTTCAAGTTTTGAAAAGGGCTGGTGTAGTACATCTAGTGCTGAGCATATTATTAGACACGAGTTAGGTCATAGTGTGCAACATTGGTTAGCAGATACTGATATGGTGAAATTATTAAAAATAGATGATTTAAGAAAAGAGGTATATAATAAGTGTGAATTAGGTCCATGGTATCATGGAGCTTCTGAAGAAGATAAGAAAAAAGCAGGAGAATATTTATCATATTATGGTTTGATGGATAATGGTGAATTTATAGCTGAATCAGTCGCTGAGTATATGTCTGGAAATCCTCGTAATGTAGCTAAAAAAGTAATTGATATTTTATTTGGTAAGGAGTGAATTTAAATGATTATAATAGATGAAAATCAAGCTCAGTATTTATTAAAACATTTGAAAGTTAATCAAGAAAAACCATTCACTTATATATTTCATAAAAATGGTAATATTACTCAAACAGAAATCAAAAATTTATTACATTTTGATAAAACATTAAAAAATCTATATGGATCAGATTGTGGGATCATAAATTTAGAAAAACTACTATCATTAAAAAAATAAAACAATTAAATCACAAAGCACTTAGCTAAAAACTAGGTGCTTTTTTTATTGCAAAAGAAAGGAGGGACTGTGAAGCATTTACTGACAATTATTCAAGCAGGATTAATACTAGGTAAAATATTCGGTTGGACAAACTATAGATGGATTATCATTTTATTACCTTTAATAATTTATTTTGGATTATTAGTAATATCTTTTATTGTTATTGGAATAATATCCTATATAGAACATCTTAAACTGAATAAATTACTTAAAGAACTTAAAGAACTTAAAGTAAAAAAATAAGGTTGTCGTACTGATGGACATTAAACATCTGGATAAAAATACAGTCAAACAGGACTTTAAACAGGAGGAAAAAATGAAAAATTTTAAACTTAATATTCAACTATTTGCAGAACCAGGAGAGCCAAAAACATTTACTCAAGAAGAAGTTGACAAAATGATAGAAACTAGACTTAAAAGAGAAAATGAAAAATTTGAAAAAGCTAAAAAAGAACTTGAAAGACAACATAATGAATCTATTGAAGATTATGAAGAAAGAATCAAAAATGCTAATCTTACTGCAGAAGAAAAGCACAAAAAAGAACTTGAAAAGATTCAAAAAGAATTAGATTCTAAAAATGCTGAGCTTACAAAAATTAAAACAGATGAAATAAAAAGAACTACGTTAGCAAAATATAAAATGCCAGATAAGTTTTTAGATAGAATATCAGGTACTAATGAAGAAGAAATAGAAGCATCTGTTAAAGGTTTTGCAGAAACAATGGGAGAATATGTAAAATCTCTTGGTGCTAGTGGAGTACCTGGAGCGATGAATGGTGGAAGTAATGGCGGAGCTGATAAAAAGGCTCAATTAGAAGATTTAAGAAAAAAAGCTTTTGAAAGTGGTTCTGATATAGACAGAGCTAACTATGTAAGAGCAAAACAAGAATTAGAAAATTCAGGAGGTAATGAATAATGAAAAAATTTGCAACATTTTTAGGAATTAATGGATTAAATATCCAATTATTTGCAGGAAAAATAGACAAACAATTAAACTCAACAAATCAAGCAATATCAAATGATATTTTAGATGAATTACAATTAGTAAATCCTAATGTTTCTCCTATCATATCTCATATTTTAAGAGGTGGAAGAGTAAGTGAAACAACATCTACAGCTATCGAATGGATAGATCATTATGAAAGAAAAGTAACATCTAGTTTAAAAGTTGCTTTAAGTGCAGGAGCAACTGAAATTCAAGTAGTAGATGAAGATATCTTAGTTCAAGATGCTTTATTATCAATTGGAGATGAAATAGTAAAAGTTATTAAAGTAAAAACAGACAATAAAGCGGATGTTACTAGAGGTTATGCTGGAACAACATCTACTGCTGGAAATATAGCTGCAAATACTATAGTTCAAAGCTTAGGAATAGAAATGGAAGAAGGCGGAGAACTTAAAAAGTCTTCTGTTAGATTGCCTGTTCACGTCACAAATAACACAGGAATCATATATGAAGAATATGAAGTTACAGAAACAGCTAAACATTTAAATCCACATGGACAAAGTGGTCTTTCTGTAAGAGAAGTTGAATCTCAAAAGAAAAAAGATGAGATGCTAGGAATTATGGAAAATAAACTTTTAAATGGAGTTAAGTATGTAAATGGTAAATTAAGAATTTCAGGTGGTATTAAATCTTTAATTAAAGAACATGGAATAGTTTTAGATGCTGGAAATCAACCTTTCTCAGTTGATTTATTGACAACAGCAGCAAAAGCAATAGTTAATAAAGGAAATCCAGGAGCAGCAGATTTAAAAGCTGGTAAATACTTCGTATGTGTACCTTGGGATATAGCTATTCAAATTAATAAATTGAATAAAGATATTGTTAGAGCAGATATAAAAGAAAAAGTAACAGGAACTGTAATTACAGAAATAGTTACAAATGCAGGAGTTGTATCTGTGTTCCCTGCTCCATCTTTAGCACCCAATGAATTTTTATTAATTAATTTAAATGAAATTAGTTTAAGACAATTATATTCAATAAAAGAAGAAGAAGGAGCTAAAACTGCTTTAGCTGATAAGTATTTCTTACACGGAGAGTATGCTCACCAAATAAAGAATTTACCATTCCAAGTGCATGTTAAAAATGTAAAAATATCATAGGAGGTAGTAATGGCAAAAGATACTAAAAAAGAAAATGGAGTAGTGGAAGAAATAGCCACTACTGAAATAGCAAAAGGAATAACTTTTCAATCTAGTTATAAAAACTTAATTATAGCGGGAACTTCTATTCAATTCAAAGATGGACTTTACTCAACATCTGATGAAACAGAAATAGAAGTATTGAGAAATAATAACCTTGTGACTGAGGCAGGAGAATAAAACTCCTGCTTTTTTCATATTAGGAGGTTAGACATGGAAGAAATTTACAACAAAATAATTGAAAAAGTGAAAGAATTAACAACTATTAGCAACGAGGCTATTTTGAAAATCCGAGTAACCATTTTAGTTAGAAAAGCTTTAAACTTTATGAATAGAGATGATTTTCCACTTGAACTTATAGAACCATTTGCAGAGCATTTAGCATTAAAAACTGTTGAAGAAACAAACTTACAAGGTAATATTTCTAAAGTAACTGAAGGAGATACAACTATAGAATACAACACATCTAATAATACAACTGATGAAATGTTTCTATCGTTGAAAAGCCAATTATTTAGATTTAGAAAGGTTGGGACTGTATGAGTATATTAGATAAGTTGCATACTGATAGAGTTACAGTTATTAGATCTGTTGTAATAGTGGATGAGTACGGTGGAGCATATGAAGAACAACGAGAAATATTAAAAGATATCCCTTGTAGACTTTCACAAAAATGGTTGAGAAGTGTTACACCAGGAATGATTAATAGTAGTGGGCAAGAATATAAACTCTTTGTAGGTTTTGATGTAGATATAAAACAAAATGACTTACTTAAAGTTATAAGAAAAGCTGATGGTGTTGTTTATATGTTTAAGGCATCAAAACCTTTAGCTTACAACATAATAAAACATAAGGAAATATCCTTGACAGAAGTATCTGAAAATGAGGTAGATTATGGAACTTAAAGGATTTAAAGAGTTCGATAAGATTCTTATAGAAATAAAAGAAAAAGCTCCACAAGCTACTGAAAAATTTTTAATGTTACAAGCTGAAGATTTAAAAAAAGATGTTAAGAATCTAACACCCGTCGACACTGGAACTTTAAAAAATGCTTGGCAAAGAGAAAATGGAAAGAGATTAACTGGAAATACATTCTCTCAAATTGTATTTAATATGACTAATTACGCTCATCATGTTGAGTATGGTCATAGAGTTGGAAGAAGCAAAACAAAATTTATTAAAGGTAGATTTATGCTTAGAACAGCTGTATCTATGAGACAAATTAAATTCTATAAAGATTTAAAAAATTTTTATGGAGGATTGATAAAAAAATGAAATGGGCAGATATAAGAAATGCATTAAATGAGATTATTTCTGAAAAGTTAAAAATAAACCCATACAGTGAGGATATAGATAATGTCAAAAAACCTTGTTTTTATATTGACTTAGTTAGCTATAAAAAAGAGTTTAACTCTGAATATAGAGAGCTAAAAACAATAGATGTTGATATTCTCTACTATCCAAAAACTAATGGAAAGCTAACTAATGCGGAGATATTAGAAAATTTAGAAAACTTAGATGATGCTTTGGAAATAGAAGGTAAAAAGGTTTTACATGTACTAGATAGATTTCTAACTCTAAGAAATACAGATATAAAAATTGTAGATAGAGTTGGTCATTATGTCTTTACATTAAGTTTATATGACTTATATGGAAAACCTTATGATTATGAGTTAATGAATGATTTAGAATTAAGATTTAAAGAAGGAGGTAGCAATTAATGGGAAATGAAGTAGGACAAATAAAAGCTAGTCCAAACATTAATATAGAGTTTAGAACTCTTGCAACAACTGCTATACAAAGAAGTGAAAGAGGCATAGTTTGCTTAATATTAAAAGATACTAAGAAAACTGTTAAATGGAATACTCTAAAAACAATAGCGGATTTGAAAGAGAAAGAATGGGATGCTAAGAATGTTAAATATATAAAACTAGCAATGCATTATGGGGCTAAGAAAGTATTAATAAGAGTGTTACAAACTGGAGAAAATATAGATGATGTTCTAGGTGAATTTAAAGAAAGAAAAATGAATTGGTTAGCTTATCCTGGAGCAGAACAAGCAGATGACCAAAAACTTGTAACTTGGACAAAACAAGTATTTGGAAATGATGGGGCAATAGGAAAAACTGTTAAATATGTATCTAGCTTTGCTAATAATACAGATCATGTTGCAATAGTTGAGTTAGGAAATACTGGAACTTATAAATCTATATATGGAGATTTTACAGCTCAAGAGTATACTGCAGCAATAGCAGGACTTATAGCAGGAATGCCTCTTAATCGTTCTGCTGATAACTTTGTGATGAGTGATTTAAAAGAAGTAGATTACTTTGAGCCAAAACTTGGTAAATTCTCTCTATACAATGATGATGAAAAAGTTAGAGTTAATTATGGGGTAAATTCAAAAACTACTTTTGATAGCACTTGGAAGAAAGATACAAGAAAAATCAAAATAGTTGAAGGGATGTGTTTTATAACTGATGATATAAGAGATACATTTAAAAATTATTGGTTAGGAATTTATATAAATGATTACAATAATAAAATGAATTTCTGTTCTAATGTTACTAAGGTTTATTTTAAAGAAATGGCTCCAAATGTATTAAGTGGAGACTATGATAATAAAATTGAAATAGACTTAGAAGCACAAAAGAGATTAATTGTTTTAGATGGAAAAGACCCAGAAGAAATGACAGAAATGGAAATTTTAAAATATCCATCTGGAGATGATGTATTCTTAACTGGTGATGTTAGATTTGCAGATACTATGGCAAATCTTAGCTTAGTTATAAAGATGTGATAGGAGGTTATAATGGCAGATACAAGTATAAGAGGTTATCATACTATTGCTGGAGCTCATGGTACTCTTTGGATAGATAATGAAAAAATAGCAGAATTTTCTAAAGTTAATGCTAAAGTTACACCTGATAGAAAAGATGTACAACTAGGATTATCTGTGGATAGTAAAATCGTAGCTTTAAAGGGAGAAGGAAGTATTACTCTTGAAAAAGTATATTCAAGAGGTAAGAAAATAGCTAATAAATTAATAAAAGGACATGATCCAAGAGTTAGGATAGTTACTAACTTAGCAGATCCCGATACACCTGGAAAGCAAGAAGAAAGAATATCTTTAGACAATGTATGGTTTAATTCAATAGATTTAATCAATATTGCTAGAGGAGAAGTTATAGAAGAAGAGTATCCATTTGGATTTACACCAGAAGATTTGAAATATGAAAATGATATAAAATAGGAGGATAATATGCTAATTACAGCAGATATGCTACTTGAAAATAGTAAAAAGATAAATAGTGATAAAAGAGAAAAAATAAAAATCTATATAAAAGAATTAGATGGAGATTTAGAATGTGAGCTTTTAAACAAAGAAGATTACTTAGATTTAATCTTATCTAAAGAAAAAGATAAAGATTTAGAAGTAATTTATAACTCTTGTTCTATCTTTAGAGATGATAAGCTAATAGAAAAGCTAGGTTGTAGGAGTAATCCTGTTTCTGTTGTGAGCAAAGTTTTAAAAGACCCAACTATTTATAGACTAGCAGATTTAATATTAGTAGCTTCTGGATATGGAGAAAAAGATTTAGTTAGTATTGTTGAAGAAACAAAAAACTAATAGAGAGCGACTGGAAATTAAGTACAGTCGCTCATTACTTGAATAGAGGACATAAATTAGAAGAACTTAGAAAACTTTCTGAAAAAGATTTATTCTATATGTACCTTTTAAAAGAATAATGCTATAATATAGTATATTAAATTCATTTTAGGAGGGAAGTTTTATGAAAAAGTTTTTATTTGTGCTATTTATTTTTATTTCTGCTATTACTTTTGGTGCTACAAGATATGTTACTAAGAATGGTACATTTCCTTATACGAGAACCAAAGAACAATTGGATGATATCTTTATGTATATTAATTCAAAGGATATGCCTGCTTTAAAAAAATATATGAATCAATTGATAAATAGCGGCGATGGGGGATATTTAAAACCAGGATTAGAAGTGGAATTAGTAGATACTGCTGATTTTGCTAGTGTGGTAAAAATTAGATTGGTTGGAGATACAATTCAATGTTGGACTGTTAGAGAGGCAATCCAAAGAAAATAAAATAATAAATATTAAATCAAATTAAGAGCAGTTTTAAACTGCTCTTTTTTATATGGAGGTGAAAATTTGGAACATGTACTAAGTGCTAGATTGGAACTTAAAGATAAATTTACAGCAGTTGTAAATAAAGCAGAAAAAGGGCTTGCTGGACTTTATCAAAAAGCTAAATCTATGAACTGGGAAAAGGTTAATAGTGGTTTAAATAAATTTGGAGCTGTTGCTGCAGGAGGATTAGTTGGATTAGGTGCTATAGCTGGAAGCTCTTTAACAGCTTTTGCAGATTTAGAGGATCAAGTCAGAAGAAATAAAGCTATTATGGGAGCAACAGCTGCTGAAGAAAATATGCTAATGACTCAAACAAGAGAACTTGGGAGAAGTACAAAATTTACAGCCCAAGAAGTTGCACAAGCTCAAATGTATCAAGCTATGGCTGGTATGAAAACAAATGAAGTATTGGAAATGACACCAAAACTTTTAAAACTTTCTATTGCATCTGGAGAAGATTTAGCCAGTACATCAGATTTACTTACAGATAATATAAGTGCTTTTGGATTATCATTGCAAGATGCGGATAGATTTATGGATGTTATGGCCGCAACGGCTAATAATACTAATACAAGTATTGCACAGCTAGGAGAAGCATATAAGTATGTTGCATCAACTTCAAGAAATTTTGAAAGTTTAGAAGAGACGAATATTATTCTAGGATTATTAGCAGATAGTGGACTTAAAGGTTCTATAGCAGGAAGAAACTTAGCATCAATTTATGCAAGACTTTCAAAAACAACTCCAGATATGGATGCTGCATTAAAAAAAGTTGGAGTGACTCTTTATGATAACAATGGTAAGTTTAAAGGATTAAGAAAAATTTTAGAAGAATTAAAGCCTAAACTTGAACATATGAGTGATGATCAAAGAAATTACTTTTTAACAACTATTGCAGGTTCTGAAGGATTAAAAGTAATGAATAGTCTGTTAGGAACTTCAAAAGAAGGAATAGAAAAAGCAGAAAATGCTATAAAAAATGCAACAGGTGCAACTGATAAAATGGCTAGTGAAATGGAAAATACAACTAAAAATAAAATAGCTCAATTTAGAAGTGCTGTTGACGATTTAAAGATATCTATTGGAGAAGGTTTAGCACCAACTGCGACAGATTTTATAAATAAGTTCACATCCAAAATGGCTGAATTAAATTCAAAAGGAACTTTTGATACTCAAAATGTTGAAGCTTATTTTAATAGAATATTCTCTCTTACAGCTGAGGCTATTAAAGGATTTGCTGCATTAAAAGTAGCAGCTATGGCAGAGAATATTTTTCCTGGTTCTGGGAAATATGTAATAGGCAGCTATGCAGCATATAAGGCTGGTAGGTCTGTTGGAAACTGGATAGGAGATAAAATAGGAAGAACAAAGAATAAATGGGAATTAAGAAAAGAATATCAAAAAAAAGGTTATACTTGGGATGAAGCTAATGCACAAGCTGAAAAAGATTTAGAAACTATAGATTTAAGAAATAGTAAAACAGATAGCGATGATAAAATCATGTACATAAAAGCAAATATGTTAAAAGAAAAAATAAAAGAAAATAAAGGCTCAGGAAAAGGACTAGAGCAATTAATGAGAGAAACTGATGAAGACTTTAAAGAAAGAAGAAGACTTGCTAAATTATCACCTCAAGATCTAGCTAAAGAACAAGTTGTACAACAAAATAAAACTGTCGAGTCTTTAAATAAACCTATACCAATTGGAAAACCTCTACCTAAAAAGCCAAAATCTGAATATGAAAAAGCTTTTGCAGATTTAGGTGTCAAAGCACCTATAGCATCAACAACTAATTTTTCTCCTCAGGTAAATGTTAATATGGGTGGAGTTGTAATAAAAAATGAAGCAGATTTAGAAAAAACTGCAGAAATGTCTAAACAAAAAATAATGGCGGAATTAAAAAATTATGTACAAATAACAAATTAAAGGAGGTTCGGTATGAAACCAACATTTATTTTATTGAAAAATTCTACAAGCACTCCTTTTTTCTTTGTGGTTCCACCTTTAGATTTAAAGATTGAGAGTGAGCAAGACACACAGATTTTTAAAATAATTGACGTGGGAGAAAAGACTCTAATAGGAAATAGAAAAGCTGAAAGAATTACATTTTCTACATTTTTTCCTAATCTTAAATCTCCTTTTTTTAATTATTTACTGTCTGCAACTCCTTCAGGAAGTGTAGAAACATTAACTAAATTAAAAAACGATAAAGAGCCTTTAACTTTAATTGTTCCTGAATTCAACATATTTTTTAAATGTTACATCCAAACTCTAAATTTTTCTATAGTTGAAAGAACTGGAGATATTGATGTAGAAATAAGTTTAATAGAAGTTACTAAAAATAAAACCTTGCTAGATGTAGCAAGGGGCTTATTACAAAGGTGATTTTATGGAAAGAGTAAAAATTTATGTTAATGGAAAAGAATATAAAAATATTTTTATTCAGGTTATTTGGAGTGGTGCTATACACGGAACGGCTAGAAAATTAGAAGTCGAGTACTTGGGAGATATCATAACTGAAATAGGAGATGAAATTGAATTTTCTTATGATGATGAAAAGCTATTTGTTGGAAAAGTATTTTTTCATTCAAGAAAAGGAGATACTGATGTTAAAACATTCTATGCTTATGATAATTCTATTTATCTTAACAAAAATAACTTTGTTAAAAACTTCTTTAGGAAAAAGCCTTCTGAAATTATAAAAGAAATATGCGGAGAACTTAATTTAAAAGTAGGTAAAATACCACAAGATGAAGTTACCTGTACTTATCCAGCTATTGACAGAAGTGGATATGAAATAATATTAAATGCTTACACAATACAGCACAGAAAAAATAAAAAGATTTATTCTATTGTAAGTAATGATAAAGCAATAGATATAGTTGAGCAAGGAACACATGCTGATGTTCTTTTAACAAGTGCTGATAACATTTCTACATCTTCATATGAAGAAAGTATAGAAAATATGATAAATCAAATAGTTATCTATAAAGTAGAAAATGAGAAGCAACAAATACTTAATAAAGTCGAAAATTCAGAGGATAAAAAGAAATTTGGACTATTTCAACAAGTTATGCAATATGAAAAAGATGTAGATAATATAGCAAATGCTAAGGATATGCTAAAAAGTGTAGAAAAAAGTGCAAAATTACAATGTTTGGGGAATGTACTAATTCAAGCAGGGTATAACATAGGAATACAAGAGCCACATAGTGGACTTGTTGGAGATTTTTTAGTTAAATCAGATACTCATGTCTTTGAGGGAGAAACTCATTATTGTACTGTTGAGTTAGCATTTGAAAATGTAATGGATAAAGCGGAATTTGAAAACAAAGAAAAAGTTAAAAAAAGTGACAAAAATAAAAAAGTTAAGAAAACTAAAAAAGTAAGTAAATTGGATCAACTGTTTCCAGAAGGGTGGGATAAGAGATGAGTGATTTAGGTTCTTTAATAGGTGAAATGATAGGTCAAGCTACAAAAGGAACATCTATCATAAAGGCATCTGTAGTCAATCCACCCCCAAAATTAACTATTGAATTTGATGGGCAAGTTATACCAAGTGAGCAAATTTACTGCAGTAATTACTTATTACCTCACTATCATAGAGATTATACAATAGATGGTATTATTGATGAAATAAAAATAGATGTATCTAAATATGATTACAATAATACTACTCAGGATGCAATGGGGCATAAGATACCAAAATTAAAAGGAAGTGGAAACTATCAGGGAAATGGAACATATAAATCTCACAAGGATATTTGGTTCGAGGATACATTACAAAAAGGCGACGAAGTACTTGTGCTTGTTTTGGGAGTACATTATGTAGTTGTTACTAAGATAGTTAAAATGCCTAGTGGAGCAATAAAGGGGGTGTAATGTGGAAAAAGATTTTAATATTTTTCTTGAAAAATCAGAAACAGAAGTTGAAGAAATGCCAATTTTTAAAGAATATGCTATAGATTTTAAAACTGGAGAGTATATCAAAGAAGGGAATGATATAAAAGTTTTAGAAGAAAATGAAGCTTTAAAAGTATGGATATTCAAAGCATTAAAGACTGAAAGATTTAGGTATACTGATGTACATAGTGATGAATATGGGAGTGAGTTAGAAACTAATATAGGAACTATTTATCATAAAACAGTTAAAGATGCTTTAATGATAAACCAAATAAGGGATACATTACTAGTAAATCCTTACATCACAGAGTGCTATAATTTTGTCATTTCTAATGAAGATGAATATGTTCCACAAATAACCTTTAATGTTAAAACTGTGTATGGAGAGCTAGAAATGGAGGTGTAAATGAAAGATAAAATTGAATTAAGAAATAATTTTCTGGATAATCTTAAAAACCCACTCTCAAAAATGGAAGGTACTTTCAATTTTGATATTGCAGCAACTTTTGGAATTACTGCAGAAGAAGTTTACAAAGAATTAGAGTTCTGGGAAAAACAAACTTTTATAGATACAGCAACAGAAGATGAATACGTTGATAAGCATGCTTTAATGTTTGGAGTAAAAAGAAGATTTGGAACTAAGGCAAAAGGAACTCTAAAAGTAACAGGAAAAGCAAATTCTCTCATAGAAGAAAATACAATATTTCTTAATAGAGATGGTATAAAGTATAAATCTTTAAGAAGAGAATATTTAAGTACATCAGGAGTTGCAGAAATAGAAATAGAATGCCTTTCAGAAGGAAAAATAGGTAATGCTGCAATAGGAGAAATTACAACATTTGAAATTCAGAATAGTAATATCTACAGTGTTACGAATGAAAAAGAAATTATAAATGGATACGATAAAGAACCTAATTCTGTACTTGTAGCTAGAGCTAAAGAAAAAGCTACAAGACCTGCTCACAGTGGAAATATATATGATTATGAGCAATGGGCTAAGCAAGTTGATGGAGTTGGGAAAGTATTAGTAAAACCTCTTTGGAATGGAAACGGAACTGTTAAAGTTCTGATTGCTAACTATAATAATGATGTTGCAGATTCATCTCTAATTCAAAAAGTTAGAGAAAGAATACAAAGCGATGACGGTAGACCTGTCGGAGCTGATGTAACTATAGAAAGCTTTAGAGCTAAGACTATAAACATAGAAGTTAATACTATATTAAAATCTGGATATGCTCTATCAGATGTAAAAGAAAAGATTGAATCTCTTTTGAAAGCTGTTATAAAAACTGGGAATGCTACTTTTGAGAAAGCTAATAAAACAATACTATCTATCAATCGTTTAGAGAAAGCTATTTTAGAAATAGATGGAGTAAATGATAACTTTGTAAAAGTAAATAATTCTAATTCTAATATAGAAATTGCAGATGATGAGATATTAGTAGTTGGGACAGTGATTATAAATGAGCAATAGATTAATTAAAAAAGTCTCTAAAATAGCTAGAAATAGTTTACAAGAAGATTTAATCAGAACACTAGATTTAATCTGTGAATATGCTAAAAATGATATACAGAAATACAAGGAGCTATTATTCATAGCTTTTTTTAATGAGCAACAAGTGGCTAACTATGAGAGATTTATGGAGTTAGATTATAAAAATGGTTGGAGTTTACAAGATAGAAAAGATAGAATTATCTATACTTTACTATCAAAAAATATCTTTACACCTCATGTTTTGAAGGAACAAGCTAAGATATTCACAAATGGAGAAATCGAAGTAATTGAGGATTACGGAAATTATTCATTTACGATAAAATTTACATCTGTTGTAGGGATACCTCATAACTTAGATAATTTCAAAAATTTTATCTATATTAATAAACCAGCACATCTAAATTTCAAAATTGAGTTTAGATACAACACACATAACCAAGTGGCTTATTTGACTCATAATAGCTTAAAACTTAAAACACATAAAGCGATTTATGATACTAGACTTTATAATGATGCTGATGTTATTGGAAAGTATCACAAACATATTGAGTTAAGTTCTATGAAACATACATCTTTAAAAACTATAAAAAATAGGAATATTTATGATGAAAGGAGATAAAAAATGGCAGATTATACTAAATATCTAAGATTAATAAAACCAGGGGGAAATGATTATTATAACATAGATGATTTTAATCAAAACTCAGAGTTGATTGATAAAGAAACTGAAAAATTAAACAATGCAGTTACAAAAATTCAAGAAGGAGCAACAAGAGAGAAAGCTGGAATAGTACAATATGGAACTACAGAAGGAAAAGCTCTTGAAGGCATGATGTTAGCTAGAATGTTTGGATGTGTGGGCTATGGTGGAGATATACAAGATCCAGGAGCCAAAAATGTAAATTATGTTTATTTTGATAGAAACACAAGAAAAATGTATAAGTGTTTAAATCAGAATTCTGATGTGTCGGCTAATGTTGCTAATTTTATCCCTTTAGACAACAACAGTCTTTTGGATAGATTGGAAAATCT